AAATATAGAGTTTTTAAAACAAGATAAAATACAAATAAAAGAAGTTATTAACAAATATAAAGATACAATAAAGGAAATTAAAGAAAATTTAAAGAAAAAAATAAAAACATTATTAACAAAAAATTATACTGGAGGTGATTTTATACAATTTTTAAATGATTATGTAAAATGTAAAGAATACGAAATAAAAGACAAACCAACAAACGAAAAGTTATTACAAGAAAAAGAGTTATACAAAGATTTATCAACAAAATTGAAAGGAAAAAATGAATTTTTAGAAGAAAAAGTACAAGAAAATGAGAATGATACAATTTACATTGGTATTTATAATTTACTTTTAACAATAAAAGGAGGAGATTACGTTTTTATAGAAAATTTTGATGGTATTTTTAAGGAGTTCTTAGAAGAAATAGAAGTTATATCTAATCTACATGATCAAATTACTTGGTATCATAATGTAGTTTTCAAAGATACTATTGAAAAAATAATTGAAAATGCAGATATGTCTTCTAAACAAAATATGACAAAATTCATTCAATCATTTTCATCAAAATTTACTGAACAAATTGAAAAACATGAAAGAGAATTAAAAAACAGAATAAAAGAAAATGAAATAAAACTTACCAGAGCTACTAATGAAAAAAACACACTTAGTACAGGTGATACTTATATAGAAGTAGTAGGAGTAATAAAGTCAAAAGAAAAACTAATACAAGAAGAAAAACAAAAATTAGAAAAACTTGATATAGAACAAAAACTACTACGAGATAAATTTTTAGAATCTCTTAACAATGTAGACTATAACAATCTAGAAATTTTTGAAATATCAAAATCGTATAAAACGGAACACGTATTGTTAACAATAATAAAAGACAAATTTGAAAATATTTTTGGTCCTAAACCTTGGGATGATGAACAAAAAACAATATTTACCGATATTAATGGTAAAATAAAAGAAATAAAAGGTGTTAGGTATGATCCAACTAAAGATGAAGATGAAGGTAAAATTACAATGTTCCAAGGTTTTATTACAAAATATGCTAATGATTATTTAAAAGAAAAATTTAAAAATTATAAAGTAAGAACTGTAGTAAATTTAACAAGTTTCCCTGGTACAAAAACAGAAAATAAACCTTCAGCGACAGCTATTAATAAATTACCTAGAATAATGAGTAAAATAGAAAAAAATAAAATACCTAAGTCTAATGATTACAAAGGATTAGGAAACACAGGAGTTTATTTACCAATAGGTTTAGAAGAAAAGTTGGAAACAAAGACAACAAATTTAGATCCAGACAATCTTTATGGTCCATATTATCAAATATTACACACCAGTCACAAAAAAGACCCTAATAAAAAACAATACAGTATAAATGATGATTTTAAAAGATTAATGAATCCAAACCAAAATGTTAATCATATAACTTATTCAGGATTTGGTTTTTCAGGTTCAGGTAAAACTTATACTTTAGTAGATAGTAAATTAAATGACGACGGAAAAGGGTATCAAAGTGTATTAAGGCAAATTATTGAAAAATTAAAAAATTTAGATTACACAGTTAATATTTACGACCATTATGGAGAAATTAGAGACGAAGAATGTATACAAGAGGAAAAAACAAAGAAGGATGAAAAAAAGAAGAATAAAATAGATTATGAAACTTACTATATAAATGAAAACTTAACTAAAAAACAAATGAATGAAGATTTTTTTACAAAAGAATTAGGTATTTACGATAAATTTAAAAAAATAAGAGAAAATAAAATTAAAAAATCTACAAAAGGTTTTTCGGGATTATACAGAACAAGAGTAAGATTAACACCCTTTAATGATGAAAGTAGTCGTTCTCATCTTTTTATAGATTTTAATGTTAAAGGAAATGAGGCTAAAAAAACCAATCCTTTCAAGATTACAGTAATGGACATGGCTGGTAACGAAGACGTTGAAACAATTCAAAATGCTTATTTTAATAGTCATCCTTATATTGACCATGATAAAATATTAAACATATCAAATAATCTTATAGGACCTGATGATAAACTTTTGACAGAAACTAAAAACAATGTAAATTATCCCCGTTATACAGTCGTAGGAAATAGTTCTGTTGATAATTTAATATCACAAAGTAAATCTTCTTATACTATAAAAGAAGAAGCATGGAGAACATTATTGAAAAGATTAAGAGAAAATGATGATTCTATCAAATCCGTAAGACAAAAAGGGTATAAATTATATAAAATACAAAATGAAAATAAAATACAAAATGAAAATTTCAAAAAAGTTCTCAATCTCATTGCTTATAAAAGTCCTGGAGATTCTTTTTTCCTTAAGAGTACAACAACTAAATACGGTAATCCTGCGGGATGGAAATATATTGACAAAACAGGGGGTGAAATTAAGATATTGGACGGTTATAATAGTATACCTGAAAGGTATAAAAAAGAAAAAAATATTGATAATATAAGTGATACTAGAATTCATGAGTATATCATCAAAGAAACTACAGAAGATTTTGATCTAAAGGAAGAAGAATTAAAAGATAAAGAATTTATAAATAATTATAATAATTATTATTACCAATTATTGACAAAAATTAAAACTCAAATTCTACAATTGGATAGGGAAAAATCTAGATTAACAGAAACAGGCCAAAAAAGTGTCGCAGGTCAAATATTTTTAAAACGCCATAGAGTGTGGGGAGGACTTGCTGAACCCGAAACTGAACAATTCGTGACAACAATGACAAATTTTTTTGAGATTACTCCTAAAATTAATGAGGTTATAAACCGCATATTAAAAAATAAAACCCATGTTGATTTTTCTATTGACTTTCTTTCAACACAATTAAAAGATTGGGACCAAAAATATTTAGCAAAATACCATTGTCCTTTGAGATGGCAAGGTAATTATATTGTAAAAACCATTAAAGAATTTCAAAAAAATTTAGTAAAAATGAATAGTAAAGATAATAATAAAGATTATAAAGGATTTCCTTACAGTATTACAGACTGGAAAGGAGATGATCGTAAAAATAAAGAATTTGTAATATTTACAAACATACGTCTTGATTTTACTGATCCAGATAATCCCGTAGATAAACGTTACAATTTAAAAGTAGCTTTTAAGAGATCTTTAGAATTCGCAGCTTGTTTATACCAAAAAAAAGATTATTGTTCACCTTTTTATGTATTTAGAGATTCTTTACAAGAAATAAAAAAATCTAAAAAAGATACAATCCCTGGTCTTGATGAACTATTACAACAAATTCCTAAAGAAATTGATGAGTATATAAGTACAAGTGATTTACAAGGTTATAAACAATATTTAATGAATAGTAAATTAATTGAAAATATAGACAATTACATTAAAATCCAGACAGACGATAATCACACAAAACTTTTTAATAAAATTAAATCTAATTATATTACTTGTTATAATAATTTAATTGATTATATAGAAGAAGAAGGAAAAGTTGTAAAAAAAGAAAAAGTTGTTGAAGAAGAAGAAGAATCAGAAGTTGAAGAAGCAGAAGGAAAAGAAGAACAAAAAGAAGAAAAAGTTGAAACAGAAGAAGAAGAAGCATCAGAAGAAGAAGAAGTTGACGAAGAAGAAGTTAATAGAAATTTAAAAAATGCTACAAGTTCTACTAAAAAACTTAAAAGATTTGTTGGCGAAGGAAAAGTTGACGAAGGAAAAGTTGGCGAAGGAAAAGTTGACGAAGGAAAAACAAAAGAAGAAGATTATAAAAAATTAAAACAACTTCACTCTGACGTTGATGATGTTATTAAAGACCTTGAAAGTAAGTTTGGTGAAGAAATAGTAAAAAAGAAAGTTAAAAAGAAAAAGAAAGTTTCTAAAAAGACTTCAACAAGGTCATTTCGTAAACGGGGCCGTCGTCGTGCGCCTTCCGGGACCGAGATTCTATAATTTTTGGCAACCCTTTCAATACTGGATGTTTCATTACATACTTGAATGCTTCTATACCTACATGACCCTTACCAACGACTTCGTGCCTATCCGCACCATGACCTAGAGGGACCAAACTATCATTGATGTGTAAACATTTTAAATACTGCATTCCAATGACCGTTTCAAATTCTTCAAGAACTTTATTGAATCCTTCCTCAGTCCTGATGTCGTACCCAGCGCTAAACACATGACATGTGTCTAAGCAAACTCCTACTCTGTCTTTATTGTCCACTCCATTTATGATAGCAGCCAAGTCTTCAAAGGTCTTACCTAGCTGTTTACTTTTACCGCCTTTAACTCCTCCGCACATGTTCTCGACGCATACTATAACATCGTCTGTTTTTTCGATGGCATAATTTATTGTTTCAATAGTATTCTGAATAGCTTCCTCCTTGCTACCCTTCCCGATGGCACTTCCAGGATGTAAGACGTACATTCCAACACCAAGTTGAGCGCATACTTTCATTTCTTTAACAATGATCCTCCTAGCTGAATTATACTTTCTTTCCTCAGAACTAGCGCAGTTCATACAAAGACAACAGTGTACAGGGATTGTTTTAGGATCAATGTCACATTCTTCACAAGCTTCTTTGAATTTAGAAACAAGAGAAGGATTACAATCCTTTACTGCGAATGCACCAGTGGTGGCACCTTCTTTGTGTAATTGTTTGATAGCTTCATGGTATTCATTTTGTCTAACGTGAATATGATAGCCTAACATTTTAATTAATAGAGATAAATATCTTTAAGTAAAAAAATATTGATTACTATTAGAATGGGTATGGTTTTTAGTTATCTTTACCAAGTAGCAAGGGATAAGAAAAAAAAACTTAAGAATAGGTTTAGATATGGTAGGAGTAAAAAGTACGAAAGAGTTGATATGATGGATTATGATAGTTCTGATGAAGATACATTTGAAGAAAATTTTAAATCTACTATTAGTTTATGATAAAGACTTTACTTCCTGATAGATGGAGAATGATTGTTTTAAGAAGAATTGTAAATAACATTAAAAGAAAAGCTTTTGACCGTTGGTTTAAAGCGGTGTCCTCGGAATGGGACATACTTTAAACAAAAACTCTCCTCCTCCTAGGAGTACCTGAAGGTGAATCGTCTTTTACAGCGTATTCTTCTTCATGTGTTTCTATAATTTCTTGTATAGGTTTTGCTCTAGGTCTACAAATAGGCATTTCAATTCTGACAGCTGATTTTTTAAGTTCATTCCAATTAATTTTGATAGCTTCTTTGAGTCTTATTTTATTAATTTCTTCAGCTCTTTTAATTTCTGCAATTTGGTGGGGAGTTAATCCTGCATGTCTATAATTCATAGGAATTCCTATGTCGTCTAAGTCTTGTCTTTCTTGTTCTCTTTCTCTCCAATCTGTAACGAGGCCTAAAAATTGCCAACATTCTAATACATACTCTCCTATTCCGCAAAAACAATAGTCTAGGACTAATTCTTGTAAATGTTCCTTTAACCAACAGTGCCAAGCAAAATAAAGAGTAATACAAAAAGTTATTATTCCAAACCCTCCGGTAGCCATAAGTAGCAATGGATTACTGAATAATGTTTTGTTTTGAAATACATTTTCTTTATCACAATAAGTTTCTTGTATAAGACTTTTGTTAGTCCAAAGAGTTTTATTAGTCCATAGAGTTTTGTTGACCCAATGAATTTTATTATTCAATCGAGTTTTGTTAACCCATCGAGTTTTATTATTCAATCGAGTTTTGTTAATCCATCGAGTTTTGTTAATCCATCGAGTTTTGTTAATCCAGTGATCTTTCCATTTAATTTTATCTATTACATTTTCAACTATTACAGTTTTATTAATCAAATTAATCTTATCTATCCAATTAGTTTTATTAATCCATCTTGTTTTATCAATCCATCGCGTTGTGTTAATCCATCTTGTTTTATTAACCCAACGAGTTCTATTAATTAAATTTATATCCAAAACAGTTTTATTAATCCATCGTGTTGCGTTAATCCATCTTGTTTTATCAATCCATCTTGTTGTGTTAATCCATCGAGTTGTATCAATCCATCGAGTTATATTAATCCATCTTGTTTTATCAATCCATCGAGTTGTATTAATCCATCGAGTTGTATTAATCCAGCGAGTTGTATTAATCCATATGGTTTTGTTTGTCACATTAATATACGGAATAATATTATACACTTGTGGTGAAAACATAAAATTACAAGCTTCTTTACATATATTTTTTGAAGCTGTACAGCATCCACCACCACTACATGAATTGCTAGCGCACGTGGAACCACAGCATCCGTTGTTACAGGCAGTTTTACATTTACTGAGTGTTGATTTTCTTTTCTCACATCCTACATTCCATGATTTTATTTGGAAGGCTCTATTGGATGATTTTTGTAATTTACTTTTAGGTGGGATAGAATCTTTGCACAGGGTTTCTAACGGAAGAGCGGAGTCTTCATACTGTGTAACTGTCACGTTGACATGATTATATATTACATTGTCATACCTATCTTGATAATAGTGAGGACATCGTGGTCTACTATAAACACCTGCAGAGTTTTTACATGTCATGGAAAAATAGGTTGTCCCCCATATAATACTCGCACATTTGGTTTCGTCAATAGGGCAAGTATCTATAGAAGCGTCTAGGTCTTCACAGTACATATTAGAACCTGTTCCTTTGCACACATATTTGTCCATATGAATCAATTCATGATTTCCAGGAGAACAGGTAACACCATCCGGACAATACATTTTAACATTGGATGGACAAGAATCGCATGTACAGGTTCCGGACATGGGACAGAATATTTTAGCATTCTTACAACCTCTTGAACCAGTGGCCCAACATTTAAGAACCAATGAGGTAGAATCCATTGCGTATATAACACTGCTTCTAAATTGGTCATGACCTCCACCTTGAATGGTAACCGTACATGTTGGGTCAGTACAACTAAATTTCATATCTTTACAGCACCGTTCACCACCGTGACATGAGAGTGAACTATCGGATATATAATCACCAGCACAACCATCGTGTCCTGAACATGTTTTGGCAAAAATATTATCTAAATTGAAAAAATATAAAAAGAACAATATGGTTTTGAACCATTGCATACTTGTGTATTATAGTACGTTGTTTTTAAGTAATTAAAATATTTATAAATAATAATGAAAATAGTCATACTAGTGATTGGGATTATAATGATCATTTTGTACATGTCAACACGAGAAAATTTCAGTGAAATAAAATTCGGAAAAGAAGGTTATAGAGTAATAACACAAAATGAAAGAAAAAAGCATGGAAAACATCAAACAACATTCGGTAGTGTGACGTACAAAGGTTTAAAACAAATTATTGATATTTTCTTGAAAGTTCATAAAACTTCAAAGGGTAAGGTGTTAATAGACTTAGGTTCGGGAGATGGAAGAATACCTATATGGTCTTCAAAATGGAATTTTAAAAGTTGCGAAGGAGTTGAATTATTAGGTAGTAGACATAAATTAGCAATGAGTAAAAGGGACGAATTGCCAAAATCTAGAAAAGCTAAAGTAAAACTTTCAGAAGGTGATTTATTGAAATATCCTGTTTATCATGGAGATATAATTTATATTTCTTCTTTATGTTTTGGAAAAGAATTATTAAAAAAATTATCAGAAAAACTAGCTAAAGAGTGCAAATACGGAGTTCATATTTATAGTAATAGAGAATTACATCATCCACAATTAAAACAATTAAATATATTTAAAATACAACAAACTTGGATTAAATCTGGAGCTAGTATACATTTGTATATAAAGGTTCCTGAAAACTTTAAAAATGAAGATCTCGATAGTAGAGTTTTTGAACCTGACACCTTTGATTATGACAAATTTGAACGTGAAAACTTTAAGTAAAATTATCGTAATAAGTTTACTTAATAGTTTATGTACAAGATTTAATTAATGTCCTATCCAGCCTCCTCTGAGCCTGAGCACCAAGTGCACTTGGTTCCAATATGTTTCCATATTGGCCGGAACGTACCTTAAACAATCATTAACGATGATCAATCGTTTCATGTCCACACCTTTGCGTTCTCTGACGCGGATTCATATGTTAATCATTAACACACTTAGAATCTCGCAAGCGGATTGTCCATTATTATATCCTTTACAGTGATTACCATTGGGAACAGATATTACCTGTGTTCTCTTTAAATGTTTCCATATAAAGATGGTCGTAAAGGTTTTAGGAGTTTCCCGCTACCAGGTTGTGTTGCTTTTCTTACGAAAAACTAGCATAGGCTTTGCTTCCTACACTGACCCTGCACTCTATCGAAGGTCGCTTCTTTTTGAATATTATAATCTGACAGCGTTCTGCCGTCTTCGAGTTGCTTTCCAGCAAATATTAAACGTTGTTGATCTGGTGGTCGTTGATCAACATAACCCTTGAAATTTCTAGCAAGGACGGACTTTATCTTAAGTTATCATAAAGATTTATCAAATCTTTCAAACCGACAAACGTCAAGTCTCTGAACCTTTTCCTTATTCTAATAATAACAAACTTAGGAACTTGGCTGCGGATTGTCCAATCTTATACGTTTTTACCATTGGAGCCAGGTATTATCTGGGTTCCTTTATACAATTTCTCATATAAAGTGGTAGTATAAGCTCTAAGGAGTTTCCCGCAATTTGAATGTCTCGCAATCTTATAGATCACTAGCATCTGAGTTTATATGATTTTTTTTTTCATGTCTTCTTCTACCAGAAGGAGAAGCAAAATCTTTATTACAATATTTACAATCAAATCTTCTATTTAATCCTAATTTTGCTTTTTCTTTTGCTTTTTCTATTTGATTTATTTTGTATGGGATTTGTAAATAAGGTTCAATATCATCAATAAATTTTAAAGCATCATTGTGACATAATCTCCAAGTGTTACCATTACAAATTTTCCCTTTATTAGAAACTCTAGTTCTTTTAGTAACACTTCCTCCCCATATTTTTTGAGCTTTATATAATGGTGTTGGGTCATTTTGATCTATTCCTAATCTAATCCTATTATTATTAGAAATATCATTAACACAATAACCCTCACCCTCATAAAATCCTGCCATCCAAATTACAAAATATTCATTATTCATATAGAAGACGTTAAATATTTTTTATATTATATTCATATAAAGGACTACAACCATTTTTCTATACATAGAGCCTTTTATGTATAGTGGGATACTTTTCGGCACACCTAGTTTATGCCCTCCTTGTCTTGGATTTTTTGTTTTACATTTTCAATGGTGTCACTAGGTTCTACATCTAGTGTGATAGTTTTACCTGTTAGCGTCTTAACAAAAATTTGCATCTTTATGATATTAATATACATTTTATTTTTCTAATAAATACGAAAATAAAATATACAGTAATATTAAGTATGTCTAAAGAAAACCCTAATCCTTGGAATTTATATCAAGAAGAAATGGTAAAAATTCTTGGAAAAGAATATGATCCAATAACTGCAGATAAGAAATGGAAAATGATTGCAGACAAAAAAGATTTAAGTTCTTTTATAGAATGGAAAACTTCTGAGGATGTTTACGAATCAGAAGCTTATAAAGCGAAATATACTCATATAGAGCGAAAAAAAAAAGAAGAAGTGATAAAAGGTGAAAAAGTAAAAAATAATGGTAACCCTTGGAATATATTTCGCCATAATTACAAAAAAGAATATCCTAATTCTACCCTAGAGGAAGCCAAAAATGCTTATGAAGGAGTTCAAAATGATGAAAAAAAAGCTAATGAAAAAATTAAGAAAAAATTCAGAGATAGTGAAAAGAAAAAGGGAACAAATAAAAATATTTTTGAAGATTTAAAAGAAATTATACAAAACTTAATTCAAGGACATAAAAAATATAACAAAAGAGATTATGAATCATGGAAAATAGATAACGATACTGAATTTATTTATAACAAAGTTATAAAATGTTATATAAATTCTTTGAGAACAAAAATGATGCAAGAGAAAAAAATACTTGTTAAAAGTACTAATAATAATTTTTACAAAAATCCTGATAACAACAATGTTACATTGGTCGTTGCAGATAATAATTTATTTGAACAAATGTCAAAAAGAGATATAATTCCTAATGATAATAATCTCCCTAAAAATAAAAGAATTTATAAATTTGGAACATTAGTTGATAATACTGAACATTTTATTGTATGTTATAATTTCCTAGAGTCTCTTATCGAGATTTACGGATTAAGTAACAATAGACGAAGTATAGAAAAAAAATTATTTAGAATATTTGTACATGTAGGTTTTATGGGATATATTTTTAAAGAAGTTCCTAAATTAGATGATTTTTTTTGTGATTCTAATGAAAATGTATATTATCTAAATTTAAATAACTTAGAATACTCTCTAGGTTATAAATCTGATAGACCAGCCAATCAAGAAATTTTTCTTAACCAATATAAATTTATGTTATTTAGAAAAGAGTTTATTAAAACAGCACAAGAAAAAAGATTTAATAACATTGTACAAATTTTTATAAAATATGATACTATAGAGTATAGTGGACTTACTCCTGAATATGCTAATGATACTGATTTCGAAAGGAGTGAAAAAAGAAAAATAAGAAAAAAATGGAAAGAAATAATTTCAAGATCTAAAAAAAGATTCGGTAAACCTGAAAAAATTGATTATAAACCAATGTACATAACTGGAGCTATTTTAGCAGCTTTAGCATTTGTTGGTATTAACAATATATATAAATCATTTAAAGAAAAACCCAATGAGTTTTCAAAGCGTTAAAACGTTCATACTCTCTTTTAAATTTTTTCATTTGTTGTTCTGCTAAATCTTCCTGATAACCAGGAACGTTTACTCGAACAAAAATTTTATGATTACCCCCTTCTACGAATAATATTTTCATAACTTCTTTTATTTTAAATTTCTTATAAGTACACAAAGAACACCCGTACCCAGGTATTACTACGTCCCATGGATCATCATCACAAGGATTAATTATATTAACCAATTCTGCATGATTAATAATTTCATAAGTTTTATAACCCAATTTTAATCTGTTTTCGAAAACTGCTATTAAGTCATCTCTACGCAATATTTTTCGTAAAGTACCAAATTTAACTTCCATTGACTATTACTACTATTTTATTTTGAAGAAATTTCTGATGTCTTGGTTACCATTTAACGAATTTATTTTCTTCCTCTTAGCTTCTTTCCATAACCTTCTAGCTACTTCTCTTTCAGCTGCTCTCTTTCCTGCAGGTGTATCTGGAAATTTTTTACCATTCTTATCAGTCACAATCAATTCGAATAATGTAATTAGTGGTGATTGTAATTGTCTTTCTAAATAGTAAAGAACATCAGGCTTGCACACTCCTGGATTTTTAGCAGCATAAACAGGATTTTCTACTCTATCTGCTTGTAATGCTTTTTTGTCAGAATTTTCTATGAACATATATTGAACTCTTTCACCTGCTTGAGGAGCTGTCATTGGGTCTCTTTTATACATTCTTTTAGCTAAACCTACATGAGGTAAATTAATAACTGGTTTATAATTAATCATCTTAAGTTTATGATAATGTCTTATATCTACAGGTACTTCTTCGTTAATACCTTTACCACGATTTTCTCCTTTATTAATCATGGATGCTGTTACTAACCTACTTCCCACAAATCCTTCCTCACACTCGCAATTTTTCCAACAGTATTCTAAAAAGTCTGGATTTTCTTTTTTAATACCTCCATTATTGTGTTCTTTCCTATAAGTTTCTAAACAATCTTTACAATAATGTTGAGTATCCAATGCATGACACACGGAACAACGATAACCTTTTTTCAATGTCTTTGACAATACCAACTTTTCAATTGGAACTTTGTTTTCTAATAATCTTTTTACTCCATCTGAAGCAATCTTCTCTGCACCCGGAATGTCTTTATCATACATTATTTTGTCTAATACAGGATTACAAATATCTTTTACTAATGGACAATTATCCCTCCTAACAACTTGTATTCCTTTACAATCTATACCTTTAGGTTTTTCCGGAACTTCATAATACAAACAAGCATAACGCTTTTTACTAAAGAGCAAGAAAGGATACATTACCTTTTCCATTTCTAATTCAATAGGCTTAATGAATGTTTCACTAATCCTTTCTGCACATTCTGTTGCAACCCTAAATTGTTCTTTCATTAAAGTTTCATGATCCATTTCGCTCTGTCCTGGTAAGGTAAATTTAGTGTATATGGAGTCCGTGTCCCCATACACTACATGGGCTTTGACACCATTTGAATCTTCTGAACCATCATACCAAGATTCTGCACAATTTTTACTATGTTGAATCATTCCCCTACCTATGGTTGTTGTGGTTGACGCTATAGGTTTACAAGGCAACATACCTGTAGAAGCTCCAGTGAAACCATAAATACTGTTCATAGAAACTTTAATAGCAAGTTGTTTACCATTGTAAACTGCTTTTAATTCTGGAGTAGGAGCATTTTTCATTTGTTTCTTAGCAACCTTTCTAGCAGCCCATAACTTTTTAAGCATTTTTGGAAGTAAACCTTCTACATTCTGTGCGAACTTGTAGTCACCTGCTTCCCATTTTTTATGCATGTACTTAACACCTTCTATGTTATCATACTTTTCTTTCATCAAAAAAGTTGAAAAGCAAAGATTGTGAGCAATCATAATAGAAGGGTACAGACTAGCAAAATCCAGACCTGCAACTGGTTCAAAATAAGCTCCTCTTTCAGCACTAAGTACAGTAGCTCCAACAAATTTATCTTGTTCAATATTCTTTTTCTTTTTTTCTAAGGTAGGAACAAGGAATCCATCTTTACCTCCTTCGTAGACTAATTGACTGAAAACTTTAATTTGCTGACCTCTAACAATAAGCCAAAAAACAGGAACACGAGTAATCTTAGCCATTTCTAGAAGGTTAGGGAGAATACTTAATCGTTTCATTAAGCGTAACGGTAGAGCAGTATCCTGAGCACAATAGTCTGCCACTATAGCTCTTTCTGCTGAAGTACCTTCTGGTCCAGCCATTTTGAAAATCATTTCAGGAGTAACATCATGTTTTTTATCACCCAGAAAAACACTAGCTACATTGTTTAATTTGTAACTAGTAAGTTTATGTTCTCTTCTTACTATATGTAAGAGGTCTATTTGTCCTACTCCATGCATATCAAGATAAATGAATTCATTGTGACCGTAAGCATTACTACTCATTTGTTTTTCTGCCATTTTAGATGGTACATGAATGAGTCTACTCAATTCTGAGAATACATCTTCACACCCTACCTTAACTGCTCTTTTCCAAAGATAGACCCAATCAAAACCAAATATATTGTAACCTATTAATTGGTCGGGGTCAGTTACTTTTATTAATTCACACCAGGCTTCTAACACTTCTGCTTCTGTATCGTAGTATTCTACTACAACTCCTTCGATAGGATCACATGGACCTAATGTTATAACATGTTTAACAATTTCAGGATCACCTTCTCTTTGAAAGGAACTACCTATCTGAATGACAGCATCACCTTTTATAGTGGGATCAGGAAATTTCTTAGGACGAGTACTCATACATTCAATATCAAAACTAAGGGTTACCATAGGGGCTATGTCTTCTTTATCATAAGGAAGAACAAACTTAAAACTAGTTTCTGCATAAATCTGACAACGACTCATTGAAATTTCTGGTATTTGATACTTAGTAACTTCTATCCAACCTGCTGTAAGAATGTCATTACGATGAACAAAAGTAAGGATGGGGTCTAAATTAGCGTTGTAAAGTTTATTAGTAATAAGACGGTCTATGGTAAAATCGTTGAACTTGTATTTTCTTTTTTTGAAACCCCATTTACACCCTGACATAACTTTAAGGTTACTAAAGGACAATTTCAAAAATGCGAATTTTTTATGATTATTGAACCCATACACATCTTTTCTGAATAGAAGTTTACAACCTTTAAGGTATTTTCCGTTTTTACCTAATCTTTTTTTTAGTAAACCTTTGAATTGTTTAACCATAAAATCATTCCATTCTTCACCTGACCTAACTTTAAGGTAGAAGAAGGCTTTAAAATTTTTAATGTTGATACATACAGTATTGCCATCTTGCGTGACTCCAAACATGTAAATTTGAAATTTTTTATCACTATCTTCATCTTCGGAGTCAGCATCATCATCTTGTTTGATATCTCCACTGTACCATTCTCTTACTTGGAAAATTATAGGTTTATCTTTATCGATATCTACTTTTTTTCTAATGAATTTATCCATGTTTGTAACGTTAAATTATCTTTATGTAATATTTTTGTAAAATACTGTGTAAGGATAATTATTTTCTTTTTCTTTTTCTTTTAACTTTACGTTTACGCTTTTTCTTAACTTTACTCTTTCTTTTAACTTTACGTTTACGCTTTTTCTTAACTTTACGTTTACGCTTTCTTTTAACTTTTCTTTTCTTTTTAACTTTACGCTTTCTTTTTCCAAATTTTGTATTAGTTTTAGTAATAATTCCGCTTTGAGTAAGCATTTTAATAGTATTTTGTTTAACATCACTTAAATTGTCTATTGAATATTCTGACACGGGAACATATAATTTTATAATATTGTATTCATGTTTATAATGTTCTTCATAATTTTTAATATGAGCTTCTCCTACGTAAACAATAAAAGGGTTATTATCATTTGAATCTTTTTCTACTTTATCTATTTTACCTTTTAGATTTTCATCTCTCATTTTAACCGCTTCTGTAAAAACTACATTAAAAAATTCTGCACTAGAATTATCCTTAAATACTTCATTATAAGCATAATAATCATAATTTAATGTAGTAGCTTTATTTGCTATTTCTTTGTCTTTTTCTGTCCAAAATGGTGTATCTTGTATTTTAAACAATGTTTTAAGCTTATTTATATACATAAATTTGTCTGAATCTGTTATAAATTTTTTTCTTTCTCCGCCAGAATTTCTAAACTCATTATTTTGCTTAATAAGACTAAAAAACACTCTATTTGTTGACTTATACTGATCCATTAATGATCCAAGGTATTTACTAGAAGGCATATATTTCTTTAAATTCTCAATTTGACCGTTTAATTTTTCATATGATTCTCCTACTTTTTTTTGAAGAGTATCCACATTTGGAAAATTTTCATACTCAACATCAGTAAGAAGTGTATTAATTTTTTCATCTTTAATTTTATAATCATCGTAAGACTTTTTGTTACTAATTGCTTTTTTAATACTATTTATTATATCTGTATTGGAAGAAATATTACTCATCGATTTGGTTTTTAGATTAATAACATCCTTACCAAGGTCGTTGAATGTACCAATTTTCACATCTTGGACTAATCTTACTCCTTTTGATGTTATTTTAGGTAGATACATGTTTGGGAAAACTGATAACACTGCATTATTTTTATCTTGATCTATTTGTTTTACATTATTTTGTGTAAAATTTGGACCAAACTCTGTTGTTAGATAAGTTTTATATATTGGAAGTACCATATTATGTTCTGAAAAGATATAAGGAGTTTTTTTATTATCTTTTAAGTATTTTATAAGCTTATCTAAAATAAATGCCGAATAATTAAACATATGCATTTCACCTATAAGATACATGTCTCTTTTTTTTACTCGTTTTTGTATTTCTCCTTTATTATCTTCTCCTGCTAAAGATGTTCCAAACTTTCTTCTTCTTCTTTTAACTTTCTTCTTTTTAACTTTCTTCTTTTTATTATCACACTGCGCTTTTAAAACTTTAACGCTTTTATACACCCTCTTTCCGTTTCGTTTGACAGTCAAACGCACTTTGAGACGTTTGCACAACCTTTTTAATGATTTTCCAGGTTTACTCATTATTAGTATACCAAGAAAATTATTTTGTAACATTAGCTGGGCAGAAATTGTATTTCGAAGGAGAATATACACCTTGATACACAAATATACCTGTAGAAAATCCAACTATTAAACATGTTAGAATCCATCCTAGTGCAGTTTTAAGAAAAACTTTACAATTTATTCCTCCGCATGTTTTTGGATTTTCAAGAGCTCCTACTCCTACTGTAGCACCTACTTGACAATGCGTGGTAGATAAAGGTATTTTTAAACGACTACCTGTTATTATGACTAAAGCAGAAGATAATTCAATAGCAATACCTCTTGATGGAGTAATCTTACACAATTTCGTACCTATAGCATGTGTTATTTTATAACCGTATACTAATAGACCAATTGCTATACCTATTCCTCCTAAACCTAATATCCAGTATGCATCTTTATCCATGTCAGTTTTTTTACCTAATTCATCTGATGAATTATAAATAGCCCACATAGCTGCGAATGGTCCAATTGCGTTTGCTACGTCGTTAGCCCCATGACTGAAGGAGTCACATATAGCAGTGAAAATTTGTAAATATTTAAAAGTGTATTCTACTTTGTCATCGAATTGTTCAGCATTATTGTGTAAATCTACTATTCTTTTCATTTCTTTTTTATCTTTAATATTATATTCCAGTTGATTATCTTCCATTTCAGTTTGGACGTCAATCATTTCTATTTCATTATCAAATATCCTTGACACATTCTTCTTAATCCTTGGTATAAATGGAATAGTACATATAGCTGTTAAAACTCCTGCTCCTAAAGAAACACTTACTGCAATATATACAGGTGTTTTGTCTAAACCTAAACCTTTTGCACCTTTATAAATTATGAAAAAAGTATTAATACAAATAGTGGAACCTATTAGTAATGGATAAGTCCAATTAATACGATTAGTTTCAAAAGGATGTCTTAATACAAATTTTCTCATAGTAGCGAATAAACTAGATGCTATTAAAGCTGAAAACAATGGTGATAGTACCCAAGATAAAACTATTCCACCTACACCTCCAACAAATGGGAATGTTTCTAAAGATTTATACCATATAACACAGTCAGATCCTCCTAAAACAAGAGCCATACCAATCATACCACCAACACATGAATGTGTAGTTGAAACAGGCATTTCTAAATAACTAGCTAAGAATAACCATAACCCAACAGACAATGAAACCCACATACAACCATACATTAAAAGTTCGGGTTGATGTTCAAAACATTTATAATCAGCTATACCTTTTCTAATAGTTTCTGTTACATGAGAACCCATAAGGATTGCACCTGCAGTTTCGAATATAGTAGCTAAAACTACTGCTTGTTTTATTGTTAATGATTTAGAACCAATTGACGTTGCATAAGCATTAGCTACGTCATTGGCACCAATTCCCATTGCAGCGAAGAAAGAAAATAATCCACCTACTACTATTATCCAAGTATACATTTAATAAAATTGTTAAAATATCTTTAAATGTATTCTTATTATCATTTATTAAAAATCGTCATCATCTTCTACAGTATAAACGATTTCTTCATTGTCAAATCCAGACAATTGATACTCCGAAACTCTTTTCTCAAAGAAATTGGTCTTACCATCCAAACCTATTTGTTCCATAAAGTCAAAAGGACATTTACTACCATAAATCTTATTGAATCCTAGTTGTTGTACTAAACGGTCAGCAACAAATTCAATGTATTCGCTCATAAGAACTTTATTCATACCTATAAGGTCACATGGAATGGAATCACAAATAAACTCTTTTTCAATTGTAACAGCTTCTTTTACAATAGTAAACACAGTCTCTTGTGTAGGTTTATTAATCAATTTTTTGTACAATAGCACAGCAAATTGAGTGTGTAATCCTTCATCCCTAGCGATGAGTTCATTACTATGTCCTAAGGCTTTTACCATTTTACCTTTACTCTTCAACCAAAATATACTACAAAAAGCACCTGAAAAGAAAATTCCTTCTACGACTGCAAAAGCAATAAGACGGTTTACGAAAGGTTGTTCGCTACTAATCCATTTCATAGACCAATCTGCTTTCTTTTTAATACTTTCAAAGTTTTCAATAGCATTGAAAAGTTCTTTCTTTTCTTGTTTGTCTTTGATGAATGTATCGATAAGGAGAGCATAAGTCTCACTGTGAATTTGTTCCATGGCTGCTTGAAAAGTATAAAAGGCCCTAGCCTCACTAATTTTAACTTCATTACAAAAATTAGTTACGAGATTTTCTATAACTATTCCGTCACTTCCTGCAAAGAATGCAAGTATTCTTTTAATGAAGAATCTTTCATCATCGGAAAGACTTTCCCAATCATTTTTATCGGCTGGATAATCGATCTCCTCTGCAACCCAAAACATTTTTTGATGGTATTTGTACATGTCCCACAGGTCCTGGTAAGCGGCATTAACAGGTAGAACAACGAAACGGTCAATTTCTTCTTTGAGAACTGGTTCGGTCATGTATAAATACAGTAAATATTTTTTATGTCCTTTTTTTTCTTTTATTTCTTTTTCTTTTAACTTTCTTACGTTTTCTTTTAACTTTTTTACGCTTTCTTTTAACTTTCTTTTTGACCTTACGCTTTCTTTTTTTCCCAAATTCATTCTCACCGACATCATCTACTAGGGTCATTCTCCATTCATCAGGATCAAAATGCATTGTAAACTGAGTGGTATTATCATATTTAGCATCGTCAAACCGACAACCTATAACAGGTTGGGCTATACTAAAATTAGCTCCTCGTAAATCAGCATTCGTAAAATCACAACCAATAATTCTTGCACCTTCAAAATTAGCTCCTCGTAAATCAGCTGATTCAAAATCAGCATGCTTAAAAAAAGCATTTGTAAAAGTAGAGTGTCTTAAATCTGTACCTATAAAATTAATACTACCTGGATTATCATTCAAAGGTCTAAAATAACAACGGTCCCAAACACTATGTTGAAACGAAGCGTTTGAAAGGTCTATCCCTTGTATATAGCAAAACTCAAATTTAGCATGTGTCCCATTAGTACTCTCAGTTGAAAAATCAGTACCCCTATCTCCAAAATAAGACCTAGAAAAACTAGCCCTTTCTAAATTAGCTCCTTTGAAATCAGTACCATTAAAACTACAATTCCGCATAACTGTAACAATACCATGATCATTTAGTGATAAATTAACCCTTTGTAAATTGGTATCATTAAAATCAAAACCAATAAAACGTTTTCCTCTAAGATCAAGAACATTGTCATAACGATTATAATTCCTTATTAATCTTTTCATCTCTCTCATAATCCCTAGTCTGACTGTATTAAGACGTTGCATACGTCCATAAAATCTCCTTTTACCAGAACCAATAAAAAAACTCATAATATTTCCTCGTAGACCTGCTGGTTGTTGATTGGGTCTCGTTTGTGTAGTTATCGTATTTCCTCCACGAGACAACCATACTTTATTTTGTGGAGAGTTTATATCAATTTCATTATCAACTCTACTTTTTTTTGTTCCAAATCTTCTTTTTCTCTTCACTTTCTTTTTTACTTTACGTTTACACTGTGCTTTGAGGACTTTAACGCTTTTGTACACTCTCTTTTGACCGCGCTTGACAGTCAAACGCACCCCTAGTTTTTTGCAAAGGGTTCTCAATACTTTTCCGGGTTTACTCATTAATAGTATACCAAGAAAATTATTTTTTCTTTCTTCTTTTTTTTTCTTTTTTTTTCTTTTTTCCGAATTTTTTATTTTTTTTTGTTCTTTTCTTTTTCTTATTAGGTTTTTTCATGAGATAGTACAAAGAACCTCCACCTAGAGCTAAGAGTAGTAATACTATCAATTTAAAATAAGAATTATTTTTATTGTTCCTAATTTTTTCACCTGATTCTCTTAAAAGTTTTCTAAACACATTTACGTCATTGTTATTGTTATTGTTATCTTCTTCGTCTATTTTACTTTCGTCATCCCGAGGTCTTCCTGTTAAAATAGGAGGTTTGTTTTCTGATCTGTTGGTTCTATATATTTTTCCAATCATTTACTAGTACTCAAGAAAATTATTTTATAAAAATTAGCTTCCACACATTAAACATTCTTCTTCTTCCTGTTCTTCAGCTTTAATTTTTTGTTCCATAGAATGGTCAATAGTAAAGTTTTGAGCATTCTTAACAGATTTTGCACGAATATAGTAACTACCTGTTTTAAGTCCTTTTTTCCAACCGTAAAAATGAACTTTTGTCAATAATTGAGGAGTAGGATTTTTCAAGTGAATGTTCAGACTTTGACTTTGACAAATGAAGCGTCCTCTATCAGCAGCCATTTCTATTATAGTTTTCTGTTTTATGTCCCAAGAAGTTTTGAATACTTTTCTTATTTCTTCGGGTAGCGTCTTCATGTTTTGAACAGAACCTCTTTCTTTAATCAAACGATACTTAGTAACTTCTGACCATAGTCCCATATTGACTAATTTTTTCAATAAACGATGATTGACAACTGTAAATTCACCAGCTAGAGTTCTTCTAGTGTAAGCATTACTAGTATAAGGTTCAAAACATTCATTACATCCTAAGATTTGAGAAGTGGACGCAGTAGGCATAGGAGCTACTAAGAGACTATTACGAATTCCATGTTTTTTGATGGACTCCTTTAAACCTTTCCAATCCCATCCGTTATTTCTGAATTGAGTTTCTCCTTCCCACATATCAAATTGAAGAATACCTTCACTTGCTGGACTACCTTTGAATGTTTCGTAAGGTCCTTGTTTTTTAGCCAATTCGTTACTCATTTCTAAGGAAGCGTAGTAAATTGTTTCGAATACTTCTCTGTTGAGTTTTCTTGCTTTTTCTCCTTCAAAATCATAGTGTAATTCTGCGAATAAGTCAGCTAAACCTTGTACACCAATACCAATAGGTCTATGACGCATATTGCTCCTCTTAGTTTCAGGTACAGGGTAAAAGTTTATGTCAATAATCTTATTAAGGTTCTTAACTATGGTATGTACAACATTTCTTAATTTCTTATGGTCGAATACAGGAAGGTATTGATCTTTTAATTCACTATAACCTCCTATTCTTGTATTATTAATAAAAATTTGTGGTACAGTAGTGATTTCTTTACCTTCTTTATCTAGGATGTCTTTAAAAAATAATTGACGAAGATGGTTGTCGTCTACTGATATTTCTTCATAATCAATATTTCTTTCTTTAAAGAAAGCTTTTGTCAATAAACAATAATTACAATTCTTTTTAGAATAAAACTTAACACTACCTTTTAACGAAGGATATTTCAAATACATAGGTAAAGCTATACTTGCTAAATTACACACAGCGTATTCTTTACTGTCACTGTACTCAATAATTTCACATTGAGAAGTGATTACACCATTGAAAATACCTGCATGTCTTTTCTTTTCAGTGAAACAATAAGTTTTAGACACTTCTCCTTTATCAATTATCTTATCAATCTTAACAAATTGTGTTGCATTTCTTTGAGGTCGATGTTCTTTTATGGTTAATCTTTTAGAAGAAAACCCTAGTTGAACTAATCGTTGTAAATCATTTGAGCCTACTAACAGTCTGTAGAGAGCTTTACTTTTGTATAATTGTTTACTTCCCTTTCCGTTAGGAAGAAGAGACTCTCTTTCGTTCATGTTTAGTGTCACTTTACTTGCTACACCACATGTTTGTAACATCAGTTTAATCTTTAGTAGAAATTCTTTGTGTATACATGCAATTTGTAAAGACTGATTATCACCATTGGTTGCTATGGTTCCATCGGCGTCACAGTATCCAGAAAACCAATCTAATTTACTCTTTAATGAATAATCCATTGGAACAAAAAATTTTTCTTTTAAATTTGGATTAAGAATAACATTTAGTTTTCCTTTTTTTTCTTGTCCTATTGAAACATAATCAAGGTGAGGAAGAAGTTTTATTTTTTCATGATAAAGAGAAACCATAGGTTTTTTAGAGTAACAAATACCTTGACATGTGTCGCTGATTTCAGAACCTTGTTGTAAAGTAATGTGTCTTTTACAATAAGATTTATTCTCTATGGATTTATAATCACACTTCTTTTTTGAATTTTCTGGAAAGACACTTGAATAAGTTCCGTCTCCACTAAAGAAACCATTAGTGTATGAGTATTTTAATACTTTTTCATTGTCAATTACTGGGTAAGAACATTTAATAAGTTTCATACCTGTTTTTAAATACTGTGCTTCAATAAGTTTAACATTTTTACTCTTAATAATGTCTTGTTTCATATTGAAAGTGGGATATTTTTCCTGAATGTAAAATTTATGATATTTAGTACAATTAAGTTCTGAACCATCTGATAAATGAATGTTTAGCAGTTCAGCGCTCTCATTAGTCTGTTTAACAGTAACTTCGCTAAATTCTTTACCGTTCCAAACATTAACAATTTTGTCCTTTAAAGTTTCAATAACTTGATGACCTTTATTAGTCAATAACAATGTATCTCCTCTTACACAACATAAATTGCTACTCTTTATAGTACCTAAATTTTTCTGATTTGATTTTTTGTTACATGGATCTTTGTAAAGCATGTAAGGGGTTCCAGTTTCAATTTGAGTTCCTAAAATATGTGACCATAGGTCTTGAGCTTTTATTTGTTTCGTGTACATACCTTTTGACTCGTATTCAGTGTACAATTTTTCAAAATCTTCACCATAAACATCATTTAAATTTCTACAACGGTCAGGGCACATTAGGGACCACATTCCATTAGATTCAACTCTTTTCATGAAAAGATCAGAAACCCAAAGAGCGTAAAAAAGGTCTCTTGCTCTTTCTTCTTCACTTCCATGATTTTTTTTAGCATCTAAAAATTCAAAAATATCACCGTGCCAGTCAGGTAAGTACATAGCAAAACTACCATTTCTTTTACCAGATTGATTAATATAACGAGCAGTATGATTATAGACCTTAAGCATAGGAAGAATACCATCACTGTAACCACCTGTTTTTCTAATAAAACTGTTTCTACAACGAATGTTACCTATATGTAGACCAATCCCACCAGCCCATTTAGAAATCATAGCAGTATCACTTATAGTCTTGTAAATACCTTCAACTGAATCATCAGTACCCATTAAAAAACAACTACTCATTTGAGGACGAGGTGTCCCTGAATGAAAAAGAGTAGGAGTAGCGTGTGTAAAATATTTCTGTGACATAAGATTGTAAGTATCTTTAGTACAATCTTTATCACATCCATGAATACCTAGAGCTACTCTCATCCACATATATTGTGGAGTTTCTTGTATTTTCCCGTCAGTTCTTAAAAGATAGGACCTTTCCAAAGTTTTAAACCCAAAATAATCAATAAGGTAGTCTCTTTTAGATTTTAAAATTTTTTCAATCCAATCTTTGTTGTCTGAATTTTGAGAAAATTCCCAGACTTCTTTTGATACTAAAGGGGAATGATTTTTATGTACGTCAAGATGGTTGTAAAGATTATTCATTGCTTCGGAAAAACTTTGACGTACGTTTTTTTGATGATTATTGATAGCTATTCTAGAGCCTAATGTTCCCCAATCAGGATGTTCTAATGATAGATTCATACAAATATTAGCAGTAAGTTCATCAAGTTCTATTGTAGTAATACCGTCTCTAATCATACTACATACTTTTGTAGAAATAATGATAGGATCAATGATATTTGAGTCTAAATTGTAACACAATTTTTTAATTCTCGAAGTAATTTTGTCAAGAACAATTTCTTCAAAATCTCCTTTTCTATTAATGATCCTCATTTTATAATATAATGTAAATATTTATTTTTAAGTTAGTTCAAAATTAAAAATACTATCTTTTAAATTATTCAATCTAACGCCCCAGTCATGAGTCCAGTCTGAAATGTGTAAGGCATTAGACGAGCGATCAACTATATTAATAATTTGCATAGATGCTTCTTTGTCATTTTCTCCAGGGACTAATCTTTCAAGAACATGATGTTTTATGAGACTAAAATTTTGATAAAAAACTGGTATTTCAGGTGTAATAAAAGCAAGATAAGAAAGGATGATGTACCAAAGAGAACTTCTTCTTCTTATATTTGAGAAAGATTTTTTACATCTGTTTTTAAATTCTGTAAAATTTGGAGACATTTTTCCACCAAGCATATCTAACATATCTTGTGTTATTTTCATTTCTACACTAGAGTGATGAGGGTCTTCACCTAGAATATAAGTAAAATCAATATGTATAAGCTCTCCTTCTTTATTAATAAGAATATTTTCAAGGTGTCTATCTCCTACCCCTAAGACGTAACAAAGAACGCAACTTGAAACACATGTAGTAATAAATTTTTCTCTAATATTTCCAACAGTATTATGAGGATTAAAGTCTAGTATATAATTTTGTAAACTAGATTCGTATTTGTTTTTAACTTCATAAAGAGTTGACGATTGTTCCACCATTTCTATCCATCCAGTTTTATGATTAATAGGAAAAACATTGTAAGTTACAATATCGACTAAGCTATTACAAATTAAATTGATGAAACAAGAAACAATCATAGTGAGTCTGTCTTTTCTTACATCTTCATTTTTGATAAGAATGTTAACAACTCTTTCTATACCATGTACGGAACCTTCTTCTTCTACAATTATAGGTATTTTCCAAGGTCTAGTGAAAGAGCTAAAACGAGTTATACAATCTGTAACTATACCAGTACAAATGTGATTATAATTCCAAGGGAGTCTGACGTATTCATTAATTTTGAAAAAATTATTAAAAGAATTGTTCCATTGTTTTGTATTGTAATTTTCTCCTGTGGCTATTTGCACTAGTTGGATAAAATTATTTGTTTTAGCTATTTCTTTTTTTACATAAGGATCTATCATTTTAATATAATTAGAAAAAATTTTATAAAGGTCTATTTCTGTTTGTTTATTATTCATCTGACATCTTATTTCAAAATAGTAAGAAAAAGCGAATGTTTGGTCTTTTTTGGACAATGGAAAAAGAAAATTGTAAGCTATTTCATTATATCTTTTAGAAAGTTCTACAAACCATGGAAGAAGAAGTATGATGACATCTTTATGAACTAATTGTAATTGTTTTATTATCCAATTTCTACAATATGGAACATCTTTAGTAGGACTTCTATAAAGCATTTCTAATAATTCTTCAATTTTAGGAATAGGTTCACAATTTCTTTTACACAACAAATTATTACATGAAAACTTTTTATTATAATTGTAGTTGTCTATTAAATTTTTTAAATTATAACTTTTGCTACACATTAATAATTTTTGAAAAAGATGAAAATGACCTGAAAATTCATTTTTATGATTAATTATAAATTTTTTTTCAAGATCCTGGATTTTTTGACAAGGTAATTTATACTGTATATTTTTATAACTAGACATAATAGTATTAATTGCTTTACACCATTCTTTACAAACTAATCTGAGGTTGTAAATGTTTGTAATAGTAAATGGTAAATTTGAAAAAATATGAATGTACAATTTTGATTTATTTATGAAATCTACTTTTCTAAAACATTGATTACATAATCTTTTTTCTTCATTTTCCCAACTGAAATAAGATTTATTTTGAGGAGAAAGGCTATTATTTATAATGGAAGGTATTTTACTTCTACCTAAAGAACATTCATTACAAAAAACTCTCCCACACATTCTACAATGGTGTTTACGGTTTAACATAGAAAATTGAATTCCACAATTATAACATTTTGTAACATTCTCACTAGGTATCCACATGACAGGAATTGTTTTAGGGATAGAAATGTCGGAAATATTTTTTTTGTCATTGAAATACATTGACATACTCATATTTCTTTCCATTACTAATAAACAACATAAAATTATTTAAAAAAAGATTAACGTGAATATTACTATGGGTATAAAAGGACTCACACAACTTTTAAAAAAAAAGAATGCTTACAATGTAGTTGAAAAACATCTTTCGAAATACAAAGGAAAATCTATTGCTATAGATACTAGTATACTTCTTTACAAATATCGTTATGGTTCAGGTAACGACCAGTTATCTCATATTTATGGTATTTTGGGAAAATGTATGTCTTTTTTAAGTAATGGTGTTACTCCAATTTTTGTTCATGATGGAGAACCTCCTGAAGAAAAAAGTGAAGTTCTTTCAAAAAGAACAGACCAACGAACAAAATTAAACAATAAAATAGAAAATTTAAAGATTCAAATAAGGGAGTATACAACGGACAGTGATAGTGAAGATGATGGGTTAGGAAAACTTAAAGTTAGTCTTTCAAAATTAGAAAAACAAGTTGTTCGTGTTTCACAAACTCACAGAAAAGAAGTTTTTTATCTGTTAAAATTACTAGGTCTACCTAATTTCATAGCTGAAGGTGAAGGTGAAGCTGGTTGTGTAGAATTACAAAAAAAAGGAATAGCTGACTATGTGTATTCGGAAGATATGGATGTACTTACTTTTGGTTGTACAAAGTTTTTAAGAGCTTCAAATAAAAAAGATTATTATACAGAAATTTCATTAAAAGATATTCTTTCTAATTTAGAAATGAACCAAGATGAATTTATAGACCTTTGTATTTTATGTGGATGTGACTACACATGTACTATACCTAGGGTTGGTATGATGACATCTTTTAATCTCATTAGTAAATATCGTACTATTGATGGAATAATACAAAATGTTAATAAATACAAAATACCTGAAGATTTTAAGTATGAAAAAGCAAGAGAACTTTTTAAACAAGATGTAATGATACCAGATATTTCTTATAAAATAGAAAATTTAGAAGAAGAAAATCTGAAAAAATTTTTATTGGAAGAAAAGAATATGTCTGAAAAATTTGTAAATAGGTACATTCAAAATTTTAAAAAAGTTTCAAGTAAATTTAGGGTGAATACAGTCAAAAATTATTTTAAATAAGTATTATTTAGTGTTTTAATATATTAAGATTAATTAAATGAATCAAGTTCAAAACTTGTTAATTAATCTTAAAGTATTATCACAAATAGGGCCTGGTGATAAAATAAATACAAAAGAAAAAAATCTAGAAATAGATAATAATAACTGGGGTCAAGCTGTTAAAAGAGCTTATAGAGGAGATGATAGAAAATTAACGTTCGATGTAATAAATAATATTATAGCTGGGTTAACAAATATTATACAAAAAGCTTTAAATGGTAGTAGTGATGACTATATAGAAGAAAAATCTGTACATATGACTAACCAAGAATTACTAAAGGAAGTTCATAAAGAATTAGAAGGTGTTAGAAAAGGATTAGAAAATCTTAAAGAAACGTACTTTCAAGATGCAACTCTTTCGTCCAAAATGGATTTATGCATAGGAACAGTTCAAAGACAAATATCTTCAATTGAGAATTATTTTAATAATAAAAATAATAATTATTGAAAATTTTTTTTGTTGAGTATAATTATAATGAGTGACGTTGAAACAGTTTTGAGTTTATTGTTTGGTAAAAAAAGAGCAAGAAAGAGAACTATTAAGAAAAGTAGTTTTGGTAAAAAGAAAAAATCTTCTAAAAAAAGAAGTTTAGGTAAAAAGAAAAAATCTTCTAAAAAGAAAAGAAGAGTTAAAAAGAAAAGTAGTATCGGTAAAAAAGTTACCAGAAAGACTAAAAAATCAAAGAAAGTTCCACTTGCTTTGAGAAAAAAGTGCAAAAAATGTGGTATTAAATTAACTGTTAAAAGAGGAGGTAAAAGAGTACCAAAAAGCGAAAAACTTTTGAAAAAACAGCTAGCTAAGAAATTGAGAATGATGAAGAAAAAGAAAGCAGCTGCAAAAAGAAAAGTTAAAAGAAGAAGCAAATTAGGTAGAAAAAGAAGAAAGAAGAAAACTAAAAGGAAAAGAAGAAAGAAGAAAACTAAAAGAAAGAAGACAGTAAAAAGAAGAAGAAGAAGAAGAAGAAGTTACGGAAGTTCTTTAGGTATGGGTCCTTACCCAGGTGCATTAATGTCAAAGACTCCATACTTTGAATTAATTAAAAAAGTATAATATTTTGTAAATAAATTTATATAAGACTGATTACGAGTAATCAATTATATTTAAATTTTAATAAATTCTTCGCGTTTAATATTCTCACGAATATTAAGGATTGTCTTTTCTACAGTTAGTAGACTATTCCCATTAGGTTTATCAGTTCTCAATCTAATAGGAATAAAATTATAACCTTTTTCTTTAATTTCACATTTGTATTCTACTACAGTATTATTAGAAATAGGTTTATTGTTTAATGTTATGTTTTTGGTGGTTGCGAACTTTTTATTCTTCCCACGATTCCAACAATAAAGGACATGTTCTTTTTTATTTTTACCAACTTTAACTAAGAAATCTATAGTATGATGTCCTTCTGGTTTCCATTTAAACATAGAATATTGTGTACCTGAACCTATAGGGTCTTCAACTGGATAAAAGACTAAACCATCATTAGGTATTCTACACTTCTCAATATAGTCATAAAGACCTTTTATATTTTCAAGATTATAAAAAGTTTTAAGGTATACGTCAAAAGGTTGATTACCAGGGATATAACAGTACGTCAAAAGATTATTGGCTTCTGACCATCTTTCGTTAAAAGGTTTATTCGTCATATTAAATCCTCCAACTACTATAGTGTCATGTATAACAAATTTATCTGGACATAATTCTCCATCGAAAAGTGTACCATGTTCATATATCCAGTCATTACTAAAGTTTTGTTCCACTAGAAACACGTCAAAATTTCTATCTATTAAACAGCATACATTATAAATGCTGTCAGAAAAATTAATTGTTGTACATGCAAGTAGAAATCGATGACCGTCTAATTTAGCACAAACTACGTAATTTTCTTTTTTTAATGTTTCAAAGTTTTTTCTTTCTATAGAAACTGGTTGAGGAGCAGGAAATCTTTTTTTTTCTGTCCAAAATGATAAAACAAAGTTTTTTATTTGTTTTGTTATATCCTTTTCAAGAATTTTTTTAAGATTGTAATTTGTCCCAGGGTAATCATAGTTTTCATATTCCATACTATATATTGTAGTACTTGTTCTTTATACCATTTAAAAATATTGTATTATATATAAGTATGAATTATGAATATGTGTTATTCACAATATTAGTACTATTAATTCCTATTGGAATTAAATTAAATAAGTCAGGTAGTATTATAGGCGATAAATGTAAAAGATGGGGTAAAACTTTAAAGGATAGAAAAGTCCTTAAGAATATGTGTTCTATTGGTCATCTAATACAAGGAATAATAGCTGGATATTTATTACTAGGGAACAAATATCTTTACGAACTTTTAGGAAACACTTGGTATAATAGAATACTACTAACAAGTTCTTTACTTTATCCTTCTTATAATTTAATAAAAAGGTACGTCTTTTGTAAAAAATATTTTTGGAGGTCAAGTTATTTTATTAATCTTTTTGAATTTATTTCTGGAGTTGTACTAGGCACAGTACTTAGTACAACACAAGAAAGTGTTCTTATCAAACCTTTAGTTTATCAAATAATTATAGGAATATTAATTTGTATTAACATAACAAGTTATTTAATATCTATTCCCACTGTTGATGTCCTTACAAATGATAGTAAAGATAAGTAATATTTCTCTTCCATGAAAATTGTAGAAGTCTCCATTCATTTTCCTGAATGATACTTCTAGGCTTTCCATAGATGCATCTGGAGGATGAAAAGTAAAAATCTTTTTATCAAAATCTGAACCTCTAATAGCTTTTAAGAAACCTCCTCCTTTTTTTAAATTTTTAATACTTCCTGTAGTACTATTAGCATTAGCATAGTCTCTTCCAGTAAGCCACCAATCTGCAGCATTAGCATCAAATAGAATTGTACCAAATGCTTTATCTAATTGAGCAGTGTTTGATTCAATTCTATCTACGATAGGATTAAAATGTAATGCTATAAAATTACAACTGTCTGTAATATTAGGAGTATTCCTTGCAAGAATACCTCCGTAAAGAGTTCCTGCTGCAGCTTGTTGAGCATTTCCAAAACTCACTTGATCCATAGAAGGAGCAGTTACAGAAACACCTTTGTAATTTTCAGTATGACTACCGAATCCTAATATTTTAATTGCATTACTAATATTATTAGTACCAGAACCCCATAAAAGTTCTAGGAAATTATCATTCCCTGCTGTAAGTTTTCTTCTGATAACAATTTGATTACATTCACCACTATTCTTATTAGTAGTAGCGTAATCACTTCCTGTAATAGCATTTAAGTCTGCATTAGAAGCCATCCAACAAAAATAATCACTAGTGGCATCAGCTGCTTTTAAAGCTCTTGCTACTTCAGAGCATAAACCTTCTCCACTTGTGTTCTTGTCTCCTGTCTTATTAAAATCGTACAACCCAGGTCTAAGAATAGCAGTTTTTTCTGCCCCTACTGTTAATGTTATAGTAGCTCTTGTAGTTGGACTCCCTGCAGCTGCTTCAAGATTAGCGTGAACAAATGTAGCTCCACTAGTTTCCCAGTAACCTCCATCTAAACCACCACCAGCATTATCATCTTTTTTAGTACCTTTGTTATAACTACCCCTAGTATATCCAGCACCTGCATTATTAACAGCTACTCCAGTTACGATACCTCCTGCGACTGTAACGTTAACTGTTGCTTGTGTTCCTGCTTTTGTTGGTGCACTGATATTAACTGTATGGGTACCATTAGTAGTGTAACCAGAACCTGCACTAACTAGTGTTGCTCCAGTAATAGTACTTCCAATATTGAAGTCAATTTTATTATTACCTGAATGAACATTCCATTCGGTTTTAGGTAGAACCATACCTGTTAGTTCTATACTTATCAAGTTTTTGAATTTTTGATTAAATTGTACTTTAAAATTACTTGCAGTAGGATAAATACTTTTGTTTCTTTCACGACTATCAATCTGAAGATGATATGTACTAGTTTTCATAAGATCTTCTTTATCAGGAATATAGCCTTCGTTGAAATTTGGTGGAAGATAACTGTGGTAGTTTCCGTTACTCATTATTAATGACAAATATTATTTTTTTAGTATTTAAACTGTTTTAAATCTTTTAAAAAAGCTTCTATATTTTTAGTATAAGCTCTTTTATTTGTTTTACACATACTCATAGGGTGTAATGTATAGTTTTTTCTCATAGAATTTCTTGCTTTTCCTAATTTAATAGATTCATTTGGAAATAATTTTTTTCTCAATAATGCAGAAGTTGGTACTACTTTTGCTTCATAGTCACATTCTTTACAATGTTGTTTCATTCCTTTAGAAGATATTTTAAAGGAAACACATTCTTCTTCGTGAACGTCTTGACAATAGGTACAAAAATGTTTTTCTGGTATTGCTAGATAATACCTTTTATACTTAACAATTTTTTTTATAGGATTGTTCCATTCTCTTTCACAAGCTGTCCTTATGAATCCTTCTATTTGTTTATAAACTGGTGTTTCAGGTTCAATTTCCATTTTTTAAAAGGGATTCTTTTTCTTATATCTTAAATTTTCTTTTTAAGAGTTTATTTGTTTTATTGATTTGATCTGATTGTAACAAATTTATTTTGATACTTTGTCTTCTAATAATACTCTTAAGTTTAATTCTTTCTTTGTCCCATTGTTTTTTTTCTTCAATTAGTTGATAATGTTCATTGACGTTACCTCCTACCATTAGGAGTAAATGGGCTTTTTCCTTTTCCCATTTAGCTTTCATTTCTCTATATTGATCTCTTAAATCGTTAACAGCTTCTAAATAATCATTCTCGTTGTTCATCTTTACTTTATATGGTAAACATTTTTTTAAATATATCATCAACATTTTTAACCATTTTTTGTTTTTCTCCTAATTTTTCAATAGGATTTTCTTTCTTTTTTTCAGGGAATAAATGATTTTTAATAGGTAAAGGAAGTTGCCATAACCCATGACCATTAGGAATTACTTTACTTCTAAATTTAGAACACAAATCATATTTTCTTCCATTCATTGTATCTTTAATACAATGACATTTTTGGTACAAGCCATTAGGAGTTATTACAAAATAAATCCCACTTGATGTATGACATCTACCAGTATTCATACACTTAGCTGGTTGATAATTATTTCTTAATTTAATCCAATAACAATAGTCACTACATTTACAAATTTTTTCGAATTGTATTTTCCAAGGAAATTCACTGCTATTAAAAAGCCATGATTCTATCTTGTCTAATACTTTAGAACCAGTAGAAGCATAAATATTATCCCATATTTCATCATCTCCATCATCTTCATATTCTTCAAAAGTGTTGTCTACTTTCTTATTTTCTTTAATTTCTACTGGGGTAAACATTGTACCTCTGGGTGTTCTTACTACTGTTTGTTTGAACATACTAAGTTTATCTAGATTATCTTCTACTAAGGTTTTATCAGGATGTGAAAATAAAGGTATATAAGCTCTTCCTTCATCTTGATATATAGTCTGTCCTTTTTTGTTTTTCTTTCTCCCCATTTTTCTACTGTATAAAATTCTAATAGTATTATTACGATAAACGCAACTATCATAAACATCATCCCATGGGTTAATAGAATCTCTTTCTCCAAAATCTTTTACCAGCCTTTCAACAATTCTATTTCTAAGTTTATTAGCCATCTGACGAGTAACATAAATATCAGGCCAATAAAGATGAAACCCTGTTTTATAAAGTTTATTACCTCTCTCTATAATAATCTTTGAAGCAGTTCCACAAACTATTACATTATGAGGATGATTATAAAGTTCATGAATAACTTTTTGAATAGAATAAAGAGCAATTTTAAATTTTTCTTCAGACCAAGCGTAGTCTTCTTTTATATCTATATCTGCAAAAAATCTAAATATATCAGTAGGATATTCTGTTATATAATACTTATCTCCTGCATTAATACCTTTAATGTATACATCGTAAAATTCTTCTATAAGTCCTTCAGAAATACTAAGGACTCCCCCATCTAGACACAAATGTGTGTGTCTTGTTACACCTTTTTTGTGAAAACAATTATTTTTAGTTAGCCATTTTCTAAGTATAGAATCTCTCATCTAGTGATTATAGTGTTTATTTTTTAAGTTATTTATACAAAAATAAATATATTTATTATAATCATAATGTTAAGCGAACAAAACAAGAGGATGGCTATGATTTTAGCTGGTATAGCAATTGCTTATTTCGTATTTGGAATTGCAAAAACTATTGTTTACTATTTGATAGTAGGGGCTATTTTATTTTATTTTTTAGACCAAAAAAAATCCGAAATAACAACAGGAATCAAAACAAGAGTCAGACAAAAATTGGACGAGAAAATTTCAGAGGAGATCGAAAAAACAAAAAGAAGCCTGATGGCGTAATTTACATTAATCTCGACCATAGAAAAGACAGAAAAAAAGACGTACATCGATTTTTAAAAAAAATAGGTTATAAGAACGTTCCAATATATAGACTTTCTGCTACTTTAAACAAAAAAAATGGCCATATAGGTTGCGCTGATAGTCATATCAGAGCTTTAAAGTATGCTAAAGATAAAGGTTTAAAGAATGTTCTTATAATGGAAGATGATGTATCTCTTGATTGTTCACCTGCAAAATTTAATAAAAAGGTGTCTGGTTTTTTAGAAAAATACGGTAATGATTATGATGCTATTACTTTTTTTGGATATTGGAAAAAAGGAATAGTTCCAGTAGATAATGATGTAGGTAAATTTACAAGTGACGGGTATTCAACTACAGCATTAGCTTACATGGTAAACCATAAGGCATACAATGATTTTCTAAGGGTTTTTACAGACGCGAAAATAAAAATGACACAAGAACTTAAAGGTTTTAATGGTAAAAAGAAATTTGAAACTCCTTACGCTATTGACGTACATTGGAAAACTTTACAACGTGGAAAGAAATTTTATATTTTCAATCCGCACATTGTAAAACCTTCTGGTAGTTATAGTGAAATAATGCTTAATTAAACAAATATATCTGTTTTTGGATCTTTATAATCACTATAAGAATCTATAAAAGCTTGAACTAATTTAGAATTTCTTTTCTTTTTGTTCATTCTGCTTAAATACCTAGCTACATCCTTAGTAGAACCTCCTTCTCTAATGATACCTGAAGCACCACCAACACCTCTAATTATATTACTAAGCTCTTTTCTTCCTTGTATTCTAGCATTCCTTTTTAATTCATCATAAAGAAAATTTTTACCAATTCTTCCTCCTTCATCAGTTAAACCTGATATATTTCCACTTTTAACCATTTGTGTAAATCTATTCGGTTTAGATGCAAGATATTGTCTATACATTGCAGCTACTTCTTTTTGACTAAAACCTTTACCAGACATTTCTTTTTGAAATTCTTGCCATTCGCTAGCGTTTCTTAACCCTTTAGCGATGAATTTCTTTTTTCTATATTTATAAGGTCTTTTTTTTCTTTTTACAACACGCTTTCTTTTCGTTGCCTTTCTTCTTTTAACCGTTTTCTTTCTTTTTATAACCTTTCTTCTTTTAACCGTTTTCTTTCTTTTTGTTACCTTTCTTCTTTTAACCGTTTTCTTTTTTCTTCTACCGAAATAACCACTATAAGCTTTATCGTAGAATACAGGATCATAAGTTTTAGGGTCAGAATCAATGTATCTGTAAGTTCCTTTGTTTAAATAGTCCATTATATTTTCTTCTATAATTTCAGAACCTGTACCTTTAGAGGGTGATTTTTCTGCCATTTCATTTAATAAATCAAAAGCATCCATAATTTCTTTTTGTTTTTTTCTCTTTTCTGGAATGCTGTCTTTCCAAGTTTTATAAAATTTAAATCTACCTTCTACTAGTTCTTCATCAGGACCAAGTAGTACTTGAGAATGTCTACCCATTTCTTTTGTTTTAAAAAATCTTGTAACATTTTTAAATACATAGTATTTCCATCCTAAATTTTCATGTATCCAATAATGACTATAAGTTCCTTTCCCCTTAGTTGGAAATTCATTTCTAAAACTTTCATATTCTTCTTTTGTTGGTGCATAGAACTGCCAATAGTATTCTTTTCCCGGTATTAAATCTTTTTCAGGAACTTGTTCCCCTGGTGTTTTTTCTGTCCCAAATCTTCTTTTTCTTTTTACAACACGCTTTCTTCTTTTAACCGTTTTCTTTCTTTTTACAACCTTCTTACGCTTTCTTTTTACAGCCTTTTTACGTTTTCTTTTAACTGGTTTTTTTTTAACTCTTCCGAATGACGTAAGTCTAAATCCCATTTACTTTAAACGTACATATTTTTTTTAAAAAATTCATAAAGAAAAAAGTTAAGACAAGTAAAAGGAATGGTTCTCATAGTATTAAAATAAAATCCTCTATAAAACCCTTTTATACCATTTTCTCTAATGACGTAACGACAAATTTCTTGTAAACTTCTATTAGAATTGTCTATTCTTTTAATTGTTCTTAATACTTCATGAGGATAAAAAATAGTATTAGCTATACTCTTACCTATAATACTTGAAAATAGTATTTGACAATTAGGATATCCATAATCTGGATAAGATCTAAGATGTTCATATATAGGCATCTTTATTATATATTGTAAATTACCAAAAAGAGTTATAGGTAACCCTAAACGGAAAGTCTTAACCCCGAGAGATTTCATATCTTTTATAACGTTATTAAAATTTCCACCTTGTACATGGATGACTTGTAAACGATTTTTAAAAACAAAAAGAGGATTACATAACATACTACCAGTGTAACTTGCTACAATACTCCTAGGTATTACTCCCCATTCTTTTTCTTTAAGATGGTCGTAAAGAGGTAAATAAATTGACCAAAAAAAAGGAGCACTTAAAAGAGTTCCTGGTAATCCTCTATACCAACCTCTTATTCCTTCATTTTTTAGTACGTCACGAATAGTAAAAAAAACTCCTTTCTTGTACATATTGAATGCTTGATTCCTTGTTCTTAATACGTCCAAGGGAGAAACTACGACACTACTTAAGACTGTAGACAACACACTACAGGTAGCATATTTCATGCTAATTAATAGTAATATATTTATTTAAATAAATTTCTTGGCAATTATTAATGGATAGTTCTATATTTTTTACAATAATTGTATTTTATGTTTTGTTTCGTAAAAAAATAAAAATTACTAAAAAGACAAGAGAAATTTTAGTAATTCTTTTTTATGTTAATCTAATTGCTATTTGTGCTTTAAGTTTTTATATAGATGAAAAATATGACGCTAAAAATCCTCAGTAATATTTAATTTTTTGATAACTTGTTGGGCAGCTATTTGTTCAGCTGCTTTTTTACTATTTGCAGTTCCTTGACCCATGGGTTTTGAGTATACTACAACCTCTATAGTAAAAATTCGTTGATGTGGTGGACCTTCTGTTTTAATTGTGTTATATACAGGCAATTCTTCTCCTTTTGCTTGCATATATCTCAATAAAAGGTCTTTGTAATTATCATCTGAAAATAATTGTTCATGTGTGATATTTTCTTTAACAACCCTTAATACAAATGAACGAGCATTTTCTAGTCCAAGGTCCATATATATAGCTCCTACTATAGATTCAAAAGCATCTTCTAGAATCCTGAGGTTATTTCTTCCTCCTATTTTTATTACATGATTACTCATTAGTATCATGTCACCTAATCCTATAGCTTTAGCCAGTCTTCCTAAAGTCTTTCCTTTAACAATTCTTGTTCGTAATCTTGTTAGAAAACCTTCATCATTATCAGGATATTTTCTAAATAGATATTCAGCTATAATCATTCCTAAAACAGAATCTCCTAAAAATTCTATTGTTTCGTTAGAACGCTTCATATAGTCAGGTGCATGTTGTGATTTTCTTACATTTTTTTGTATAGATTTGTGAACTAAAGCTCTTTGATAATACTTAATATTTCTAATTCTAAAACCAACAGCCTTTTCGATTTGTTTCCTAGTAACATGAGGACTATTTAAATCAAAAGGGCTCGGGGTTCTTCTTATCGGGTCTGGATTTAATAAAATTGATGATAACATTATGATATATATACTGTATATTATTTTTTATACCTATTATATACAAAATTTGAAAAAAATAACATAAAGAATAAAATACCCTTTAGTTATTATGATCAATTTAAGGAAAGTATACCGTTTACCTTTTAGTAAAATTTATAAAAACCCAAAAATGTTCGTTAGATTAGTAGATGTAATGCCTAGAGTTTCTGATGATGATTTTGTAACTTTAAATTGTGATAAAGCTATAGTACAGTCAGCTAGGGTAAGCTACGGAAAGCATGAATCAACTTCAGATACATCTACCAATATAAAACGTGACAAAGAACTTATTAAATATCTTGTAAGAAATAAACACACAAGTCCTTTTGAAATGGTGGAGTTTAAATTTCATTTAGCAATGCCTATTTTTATTCAAAGACAATGGATACGTCACAGAACAGCTAGTGTTAATGAAATATCAGGTAGATATTCAGAATTTGATTACAATTTTTACCACCCAACAATTCTTAAAGGTCAAAGTAAAGATAATAAACAAGTATCAAGTGACGTACTAAAAAATAGTTCTGAAAACATTAAAAAAATGGAAGAGCATTCTGAAAGGAGCTTTGAGTTGTACAAAGAACTTTTAAAAGAAGGTGTTTCGAGAGAAATAGCAAGGACAGTTCTTCCGCAAAACCTTATAACAGAATTTTATTGGAAAATAGATTTACACAATCTATTACATTTTATTCGTTTAAGAGACCATCCTCATGCTCAGACGGAAATAAGAGAGTACGCTGGAGACATTAAAGAATTAATTACAAGATTGTGTCCAATATCAGTAGAAGCTTATGATAACCATTTCGTTAAAGGTATAAATTTATCAGGTGAAGAAGTTGAACTTATTAAAAAATATTCAGAGAATGATTTTCAAATTCCTCATGATATGAGTAAAGGTGAACTCAAAGGATTTTTTAACAAAATGGATAAATTAGGTTTAAGTAAAAATGAACCTTTCCCTAGGGGGATGAATGTTTCTGCTCCAACTGTTGGAGTAAAACCTGGAATTAGGGCTATGTCTACGGACAGGTCTAAATTTTTTATACCATAACTTGAATATAAGTTTTATTCTCATTATGTCTACAGGCCATCTTTTATTTAACGTATCGAAAACTACAAGGTGTTGATATTTATTAATAAATAATGACTTAATTAGGTCTTGTGTACTATAAAAACTATGAACATGATTTATTAAATCTGTAGGTAGTTTATTCATACTATAATCTTAGAAATAATTATAACTTTTTAAACCAAAGTTGTAATTATTTTTAAACGAACATTTAAGCGTCATAAATTGCTCTAGCTCTTTTGTACAAAGCAGAACCTTTTTTAGGTGCGAATGATTTGAAAGATTTTGGGTCTTTAATTTTACCTGATTTAATCAATTCTTTACGAGCTTTTTTAAGAGAAGCTCTCCATTTTTTTAATCCTCCACCTGATTTCTTTGTTTTAGACACCTTTACTTTCTTCTTAGATTTGTAAGAAACAACCCCCTTTCTTTTTACTCTAACAATGTCTTTTTTAGTAAGACCTCCACTTGTTCTTTTAGCAAAACCTTTATAAACACTAGCTTTTCTACCTATGGTCTTAATAACTTTTTTTCTTTTAACAACACGCTTTCTTCTTCTTTTAACAACACGCTTCTTTCTTCCGTAATTTGGCATAATACTTATTAACAACAAAAAAAAGTGAAAAAAAATGTTGATAATAATTAAATGGTAAAATACTTTGTGGATGGAATTATAAATAGAGCAATAAAAAATGTAACATTACGACATTGTATCCAATACGCGGATGATAAAGAAAAAGGAAATACAATTACATGTAGACGTCTAGAATTTGAAAATTTCCATGATTATAAAAGATACACTCCTGATAGGTGCAATAAAGACATGGTAAATTTTTTTGTAAAAAGAGTAGGATCTAATAATAAAAGTAAATCTACTAATCAAATTATTAATAGAATGAAAAAGGGTACTTGTGAATCCCCTTATGTATTTAATAAAACAGATTCAAATAAAAAAATTGGAAAGAGTAACATTATTAAATTAAAAAAACAACAAAAACTAGTACCTAGGATAATAAATCCTCAAACAAATTTAAAAGGTCTTTTAGTTTATCATGGTTTAGGATCAGGGAAAACAGGTACGTCAATTATAGTAGGAGAAGCATGTAAACATATAATGACTAATATGACTAATATTAGTAAAGGTTCAAATAGAAGTAAAGGTAGAGTATTAGTAGTTGGGCCTGCTTCTCTTGTAGACCAATACAAAAATGAAATATTGGGAAAGATTGGTTTCAAAAAAAGTGGTGTAACCCAAGAGGAATTAAAAGAAAAACTATTAGAATATTTACAAAAAAATAATGATATAAACTCAGATAATTATATAGATCTTAAGAAATATGACAAAAAAAAGTTTATGACATGTGTCCAAATGAAACTTAATGACAATAAAAAGTATCCGAGATATAATAACAGTTTTTCTAGTAATGTTGAAATAGATGGTATTAAACAAAGTTATAGGTCTATAAAAGATATTGGAACAAGTAGTCATCATATAGTAGAAAAAACATTACTACCAAAGAGATTAGAGAAAGTTAATAAAGTTTTTAAAGTTATTTCTAGGCAAAGTTTCATGAAACATTTTTTATACAGAAATGAAAGATTTATTAATGGAGAAATTAAAGATATTGTCGGTACTGGGAAGTATATAAGGAATTATCTGAAAGAACCAAATGGTTTATTAATAATAGATGAAATTCAAAATTTAATTAGTGAATCAGGTTCTTGGTATAAAAATTTATTAAAAGGTATTAAATATTTTTGTCACCCAACTACAAGAATTTTATTATTAACTGCTACTCCTATATACGATAAAACTTTTGAATTAGGATTAACTATTAATCTATTAAATCCAAGAATAAGGTTCCCTGAAAAAAGAGTTGATTTTGAAAAACTTTTCGTAGCAACTTCTTCTATAGAATTAGAAGATGAAAAGAAAAGAAACCCTAGTGGAGATATTAATGATAGAATAAATTTATTCATGACAAGAGAAAATAGAATTAAAAAATTTAATAGAATTCAAAATCCAGAACAAGATATTGATGATACAAATAATGAAACAACAATGCTTTATGACAAACTTCAAAATGCATATATAAAATTAAGTAAAGTTCTTAATAAAATACCAATACATATAACTAACATTCCTATAACTAGTGAAATTGAAGATTGTCTAAACGTATATAGTAAAAAATTCCTTGAAAAATTTAAGAATAAAAATATGAATAAAATAGTATACGCTCCTATAAGTAGAAAAGAATTATTTAATATTTTGGAATCATACAAAAAATTGTTATTTTTGAATGAGTATAGAAATAGTACTATTAAAAATAGAGATATGTTCGAATATATGTGTTCTGGGTATATTTCTTATTTTAAAGGGGGTAACCCAAAAGGATTTCCTAAGAAAATTACAAAAATAATAGATTGTAAAATGAAAGGTGCTCAAGCAAATACATATCAAAGTATTGTTGATATGGAAGTAAAAAAAAACACTGAGGCTGAAGCTTCTCGTCAACTTAATCCAAATTCAACTAAACAAGGAACATATTTTCAAAAAGCTTGTATGTATTCAAATGTTCTGTTAACGTATACTAAAAAATCAGAAATTAGTAGAAATGAGATTCAAGAAATGAGAAAGTCTTTAATAGACTTAATAAAAAACAAAGGTATACCTTTAACTGAAGATATGCTTGATAAAATTAAGAATATGGATATATTATCATTACAAGAATTACAAGAAAAAACAGACACTGATTCAATTCATGACGCAATTATTGATAAAAGTGAAGAAGAAAAAACATCTCAAATGATAGAAAATATTGAAAAAATTACTTCTGAAGGAAATAAAAATCATGTTAAGACGATGATTAAATTAACAGCTCAAAAAAACAAAAGATATTACGAAGCCACTTTAAAAGTTATAAGGGAAAAATTATTAAAAATTAGAACTAATAAAGAAAGATTAGATGAGATAGATATAAATTATAGTTGTAAATTTGCAAAAATGATTAATAAAATTATTGAACCAGAAAATGGTGAAGGAAAACATTTCGTGTATAGTAGATTTAAGACAAGAGGTGTAGAATGCTTAAGTTATATGTTAGAAAGTTTTGGTTATAAAAGATACGATGAAGAAAAAATTAACAAACTTAAAGACGATGTTGACAATAAAGTAGAATTAGAAGGTAAATGTTTTACAGTATGGTCAGGAGATATTATGGATAAAGTTGAATTTTCAAAAAATTTTAAATCGATTTATAATAACGAAGATAATAGAAATGGTAAATATTTGAAATTAGTTCTTGGAACTGAATCAATTATGGAAGGAGTTGATCTTAAAGAAGTTAAATATGTTCATATAACTGAACCTTGGTGGAATGAATCTAGAATGGACCAAGTTATGGGTCGTGCTATAAGATGGAAAAGTCATATCAACATGGAACTTGACGATAGAAAAGTAATTATTTATCGTTATTATGCACTTTGTGACTTGGACTCATCACGATTTAGAAAAAACAATAAAGATACTTTGATGAGTAATGAACAATCTATAGATCTTGTAGAACATTCACTAGACGGATATAATGAACATGAAAGAAGAATTCTTAGAGAAGATTTAGACTTTGCCATACATAAATTAGAAAATAAAGATCCTATATCTCCACTACAATTCTCTAGTATTGATCGTTACATTCAAACAGTTGCTGAAAAAAAGAAAAGATTAAATCAGATGTTTTATAAAAGTATTAAGAATAGTGCAATTGATTGTTTATTTAATAAATATGGTAATACTTATAAACTAGAGGAAGAAATATATTACAAAAATAATGATGATAAAAACCCCCCTGTTAAATATTATTATGATCCTACTGAACACAAATATTATGATACTGATTTTAGAGAAGTTATTAAAGAAATATCAAGAAATGATTTATTTTATACTAATAAATATGAAAATGATGATAAAAAAAATAATAAAAAATCTATAGAAGAATTAGAAAAAAGAAAAGTTGATAGGATAAATGACATATTCGTAGAAAATATTGAGTGTAATTTTAGTAATAAAACAGGAATACAATTCGTAAAAGTTTTAGAAAGTAAAGGAATGAAACAATTATTAAACAGTGTAAAAAACAATAAATTAAATGAAATTTTATTTAACGAAGTTGTTTATAAAACTCAAGAAGAACAAGAAGAAATAAAAAGAAGATTTAAGGAATGTTTAAAATCGGACAAAATTACTAAAAACTTCCCAGAAAAAAAACTTATATGGATTGACAATATTAACAAAATATTTAATACAATGAGCGAAACATCTTTAAAAACAAAGATTATTAATAATATTATTAGTGTTTTAGTAGAATATCAATTTCAACAATGGAAAGATGATAATGAATTTTCTACAGTATCAGAAGATTCTGTGAAACGTGTAACCTTACAGAAAGAAGCAGAAAAAATACAAACCTTATTATATAACCAACCTATGGATTATTTAAAACAAACTGAAATGATGTTTAAAATTGATTCAATAGCTGATGAAGTTTACGTTAATTTAATTAAAAACATTAAAACAAAATATGTACAAAAAAAACCTAATCGAGGACGAAGAAGAGGGACATTTAGAAAAGAGAAGACTAAAAAAGGGTTAAATGATAGAGATTTTCTCATGGGTCTAGATACAGCTACAACCCAAGATGATGTAACAGCTATTAAAGAAGCTGAAAAAAGAAATAATAAAAAAAAATAATTAAATAAGAAAAAAAATATTATTATTAATTAAATAATGAGTAACATTGGAAATAATAGAAGAATTGAAGAAATAGTGAAGAATGTTGTACAAACAGCAGGAATGATGGGAATAGACCATGATGAATTGATAGAATGTTTGAAAGAAAGTACTAATAATATGGTTAATACATCATATAGCGAGGATGAAGAAAAAGAAGGAGATATTGTAGATGTTAGTGGTGTAGTATTGACTAAACAGGATGCAGAAGAAGCATTAGATGAATACGATGAATATTACGAAGATGATTTTGAACCTGAAGAAGGAGTTACTGGAGGAGTTACTGAACAAAAAGTAGGTGATTATGATACAGACTCTTCTGGTGATTACGAATTCGGTAAAAAGATTGTTAGTAAGGCAACAGAATCTGTACGTCAAATTGCTAAAAAGAAAGGTATTTATATTGTAGGAAGAAAAGGAAAGAAATTTCTTGGTATTCGTTTCACAAAAAAAGGAAATTACAGCAAAAACAAGAAAGGAAGACCTAATGGTAAGATGTACACTTACGATGGTTTGAAAAAAATGACAAATAAAAGAGTAAGTTTCAAAAAGCTTCCTGAACTTATTGATATGATGAATACAAAAGCAGTATTGAAAAAATATAAAAATTTCAAATTTGGTTTTGAACTTAAAAGGGATAGAAGTTGTGGTTTTGGTTATACATTCCCAGTAGGTGCTGGTTATGGTAGACGTTCTGCGCTATTGTATAGTAAATTATAATATTTGTATAAATTATGAGTCCCCCTAAATTAGTAGACCCTGAAGTGTTACGCGACTTAGCAATTCCACCTCCTCGTGATAGAAATTTTTTCGAGGTTCAAAAATGGAATATTGCTATTATTGTTGTAATGTTTTTAGGCTTTATCTTCCTTTTAGGAAGATTTAAGGGAATACATAATACAAATTTACAAAACTTACCTGATTCTATAAAAAATAATGAATATCATCAAAAAATACTATCTAAAAACTTAATGCGTTTCTAAGGGAATATAATAATAAGGATATTTAGTAATGGATGATTTCGAAGGTGGTTCTACATCTTTAAGTGCACTTATGAATAAAAACCCTCCCCCAATAAATACAAATAGACATATGCCAGAAAATACAATTGGACAAGGGGGACCTGTATCAATGAGAGACGTATATGATAAAAGAGGAGGACCTGGTAACTACGATATACCTCCACCTCCTCAACAAATGCAAAATTTACCTCCTCCGCAACAAAATATGCAAAATCATACACAAATTAGACAACCCCCTCAAACGATGGAACCTCCTCCAGTTATACATCAGCCTCCTATGATGAGAAGACCTACACCACCTCGTGATCATAGTAGAGTAATGATGAGAGAACATTTTCAACCATCCGGAAGAAATATGAAAATTAGTAGAATGAAAAAACCTAAAGGAATGATTGAAAAAATAAAGGAAATATTTTTTGAAAACTTTAAAGAAAGTGTGAGTATCGTAATTGTTCTAATACTAGTTCAAATGAAAAGTGTTCGTTCCAATTTTATGAATGTAATCCCTGGTTCTAAAAACCCTCTAATGTTTAACATTATGATGGCTGTTTTGATGACTATGTGTTATCAATTATTAAATAAAATTGTTTTAAAAAACTTTAAATTTTATGCGTTTTAAAAATCGTAAAAATGTATAAAGAATTAGTACCTTGATTAATATCATGGCTTCTTTAACAGCTATTCCTATTTGTTCTAAAGAAGAGTTACTGCTCTCTAGTTTACTGAAGTGGTTTAGTAATACTAGTCGCTTTTCAATATTTATTCCAATTGTTACAGGAAAGACAACAATATCGCTAAGAATACTAGATTGGTTTGCGACAAATTATTCAAAAAAACATAATACTTTTATTAATAAAGATATATTTTTAGACTACAAAAACCAACTTAAGGGATTCAGTAAAAAACAGTTTGATCCTTTTTGTAGACGAAAGAGAATTTTTTTAATTTACGAACAAAAAGATGGAGTGTACAAATTTGAAATAGAACACGTAGAAAAAATAGAAGATTACGAAGAACGAGAAGATGGTATATTGACTACAGTAGGCCAATTGAACTTCTTCCGGTGGTGTATTCGTGAAAATATAATAGATTATGTTTTTAACAATATCAAAGACATCGAAAAGGATATGCTTGATTCTGTTAATAAAAGGAACAAATCAAATAAAGAATTTAAGGTAAAGAAAGGTGCTGGTAAGAGGAGAATGCGAGTCGTAATAGATTTTAATTAGAATGATATTTAGTATAATAACCCTTTAATCGATAGTCATCGTTGATGGTATCCATTAAAGGTTTAAGGGTTTCTTCTGCGTCTACTGGTGAAAACCATATTTCTAATTTATAAAGGTTTTTACCTCTTACTGACGTATCTACAATCCTCGTTCCAACTATATTAGGGTAGTGTCCACTTATCATGTGTAATACAGATTCTTCCCAAACTTCATCAAGTTTTCTCATGTCTCTGAACTTCTTAAAGGTAAAGTCTCCTCCACATCTATTGACATTATCCTCCCAGGATGGATGAATGTCTTTTCTGAATACACTAAAGGAAATGACGTGTCTTTTAGAACCGTCTTTGTTTTTAAATCTTTTATTATTGTGCCCATTGTAAAAAAATTCACTAGGGCTTGGAATATGATTCATACATTGCCAAAAACCTTCAACTGTTTTAAAGTTAGCACAACGAACTGTATTATTAGAATAATCATCTTCACTATTAGCTTTACGGTGTTCCCACCAAGACCATTCGTCGTTTAAAGGATGTTGTTCTATAGTTTTACTTTCCATTCTTATTATGACAATCAATTATTTTTAAATGCGTTAAAATTTTTTTGTTGGTTTTAAGTATATGGCAAAAAGAAAAGTTAAAAGAAAAGCTCCAAAGAGGAAAAGAAAGGTTGCTAAAAGAAAAAGAAAAGCCCCAAAGAGGAGAAGGAAGAGAAAATTCGGAAATTTTTTAGAAAAAGCAAAAGCAAAAGCATTAGAATTAGCTAAAAAAGCAAAAGAAGCAGTTGGAGGAGCAAAAACAATGTTTATCGACTTAGGAGGAAAACAAATTTTACTTTTGTTAGTACCTTTTATAGATTTTAAGACTATAATAGAGAAATTGAAAAATGATTCCCAAAAAAAAATAGCTAATGATATAGAAGGAAAAATAAAGGCTGATCTCGAAGCTGGTGATCTTGATTTAAAAGGTACTATTAGTTATTTTAAAGAAACTGTTAAAGGGCAGGGAGAAGAAGCAAAAAAAAAAGCAGAGGAATTAAATGAAACTTTTTATACAATGATACAAGAAAAACAAATTTATAAAAAACTAGAAGAACAAGTTAATAAAGCTTTTGAGAAAATACCTAACAAAACTATGATCGAAGCAGGATTGAAACAATTAAAATTGGGTGTAGAACTTAATTACACAGGGTTTTTGTCAATCTTAAATAAAGTATATACGGATTCTAAAGATGTTTCAAAAAAATTATCATTTAATATTTTAGGAAGTTTACTTTCGAAAACCCCAACAGAAAGTGATTATAAAAAAAATTTAATAACAGATATAAAAGCAGCAGGAACAGCAGCAATAGACGCAGCTAAAAAAGAAATAGACAAAAAAGTATCTGGAGAAGAAAAACCAAAAGAAGAACCAAAAAAAGAAGAATCAAAAACAACAGAAGTAAAAACAAAATTCGGAAAGCGTAAAAAGGGTCCTTCTGCGTCTTTAAAGAAGTTGTGTAAAAAGAATGGAGTGCGTTTAATGGTAAAAAGGGGAAAAAAGAGAGTTTACAAATCTTCAAAAGTTTTAAAGGAACAATGTCAAAGAAAATTAAAAAAGAATAAAAAAAAGAATTTCGGAAGAAAAAAAATAAAACGTTCAAGTATAATGCCACCAAAAAGAAGAACCCCAAAAAGAAGAAAGGTTACAAAAAGAGGAGGTAAAAAATCCAAAAAAAGAAGAGGTAAAAAATCCCCAAAGACATTTAAAAAACTTATGGAAGAGATGTACAAAGGAGCACAAAAAAGAGGTAGAGCAGCATCTCGTTATGTTAGAAAGAATCCAAAAAAAATTGCAAGAGGTGTAGCAGGAGCAGCAGGTCTAGGATATGCAGGTTATGAAGGTTATTTAGGAGCAAGAAGAGGATTAGATGTAACGAACAGTAGATTTATTGGTTTACCAGAAGGAGCAGAAGATCCTTACGCATCCCCAACTAGAAGAGCTTATAGAGGTGCAAAAGGATATGCTGGAAGAGCATATGATGCAGCTAAAGGGGCTAATTACAGAAGTTGGCCAAGAAGAGGTTGGGATGCTACTAAAGCAGCACCAGGAGCAGCTTGGTCAGGAGCAAAAGGTTATGCCGGAAGAGCAAAAACAAAAGCAAGTTCCGGTATGGATTATTTAAGAAGTTTATTTAAAAGAGGAAAAGAAAAAACTGATGAAGAAAAAGAGTTTGAGGATGTGGAATTCGGTAAACGCAAAAGAAGAAGAAGAAGAAAAACAGCATACGGTAAACGCAAAAGAAGAAGAAGAAGTTTCGGTAAAAAAGCAAAGAAACCATCAGCAGCCCTTAGAAGGCTTTGTAAAAAGTTGAAAGTTAGAACTACTCTTAAGAGAGGAGGTAAAAGAGTGTACAAATCTGAAGCAATGTTAAAGAAACAATGTAAGAAGGCTATGAAAAGAAAGAAAAAGAAATCCAAGAAATAAATAATCTACCAAACCTTATTAGTTAATAATACTTAAAAATAAAATATTATTAATTAATATCATGGACGACCCAGATAACACACAAGAAGAATCAGTAGTAGATACGCAAGCCGAAGAAGAAGCAGCTCGTAAAGCAGCCGAAGAAGAAGCAGCTCGTAAAGCAGCCGAAGAAGAAGCAGCT